TGTAGGGAAGAAGAGCTTTGAAGGTCGTCGTTATCGTGATGACGTAGATAGTGTTATTGAAGCACAAGGAAAACTTCTTCACCCTCTGTTTAACCTACAAGAACAACAGATCATTAACAAGAAGAAAGTTTATAATCCACGTTTGGTAATGACTTTAGGAAATCACGATGAACGTATTAATCGGGCTGTCAATGACGATGCTAAGCTTGATGGTGTTCTATCAATTGATGATCTGCAATATCAAGAGTTTGGTTGGGAAGTTTACCCTTACCTTGCTGTTGTTTCTATCAATGGTGTCTGCTTTAGCCATTATTTCACAAGTGGTGTGGCTGGAAGGCCAGTTACAAGTCCTAATGCTCTTATCACAAAGAAGCATGTCTCCTGCGTAATGGGTCATGTTCAGCAGGACGGTATTGCTAGTCAATACACTGCTGAAGGTAAGCGTATCACTGGTCTCTTCTCTGGTGCTTGCTACCTGCATGATGAAGACTACATGGGGCCACAAGGGAATGTACATTGGAGGGGTGTCTGGATGCTGAATGACACGCATGATGGAGAGTTTGAACCAATGCAAGTTAGTCTCAAGTACCTTCAGCATAAGTATGGCTAAAACTTTCCTTATTGCGGATACACACTTTGGTCATGCCAACATTCTAACCTTCTTGCGTCAAGATGGAAGCCCTCTCCGTGGGGGTTTCCATAACATCCATCATCATGATGAGGTGTTGATGGAGAACTGGAATAATGTTGTCAAGCCTGAAGACAAGGTGTATCACTTAGGGGATGTTGGATTTAAGAACTTTGAGTATATGAAGCGAGTGTTTGATTATTTGAATGGTACAAAAATCCTCATTAAGGGAAACCATGACAATCTCAAGCTTAGTCAGTATGCTCAAATGTTCAAGGATGTAAGGGCTACGCACACTCTGGATAAGTTTGTGCTTAGCCACATCCCTCTGCATCCAGACAGCATGTATCGGTGGATTGCCAACATTCATGGTCATGTACATGCAAACAGTTTAGCTTCTAACCAGTATGTAAATGTGAGTGTTGAGGCTATCAATTACACCCCTGTTAACTTTGAGGAAATTCGTGAGAGATTTAATGGATAAAGAGATTCGACACAATGCATTATGGAATTGTCAAAACCCTAATCAGGGCGACTTTAAACGAGTCTTATGTGTATGTTCTGCTGGTCTTCTACGCTCTCCTACTATTGCTTATGTTCTAAGCCAACATGGATATAACACCCGTGCTGCTGGCGTCCATGACTATGCCTTAGTCGAGGTTGATGATGTACTGATTCAATGGGCTGACATCATTATATTTGCTGCTAAGGAACATCATAAGTCTCTTAAGGATTACAACCTGCAGGTTAAAGAAGTGCATGTCCTCAACATCCCTGATGCGTATCAGTTCCGTGATCCAAAGCTGGTAGAAATCATTACTGAAAAGCTAACTGAGATTGGACTAATTAATGTCTGATAATCACAAGCTATATGACCTAGCTCTACGGGATAAGCTGATGTACCCTACCCTTGCATTTGGTTCAGCAGGTACAGGGAAAACTTATGGAGCAGTGAGGGCCGCTTATGAGGCTCTCTCTGCTAAGAAGTTCCAGCAAATCATCATCACTCGCCCTAATGTATCCTTTGCTGAGAAGAGTGGCTTTCTTCCCGGCACTGAGCGAGAAAAGATGGAGCCTTGGATTCGTCCTATCCTGCAGACAATGGATGCATTCTGTCCTCGTAGCTTAACAGTGAAATGGGAGCAAGAAGGGAAACTCACCTTCTACCCCCTTGAATACATCCAAGGGATGACCTTTGACAAGAGCTTCATCATTGTTGATGAATGTCAGAATATCACCTTCGATCAGCTTAAGGTATTGCTAACCCGCACTGGTAAGTATAGCAAGATTGTTCTATGTGGGGATGTAGCTCAGGTTAGTCCTAAGTTTCAAGGGAGTGGCTTAGCTCAGCTTATTAAGATGGTAAACCATTTTGATATGCCTGTACATAGGATTGAGTTCAATAGAGATGACATCCTCAGAAGTCCTCAGTGTAAGATGTGGATTGAGAAGTTTGAAGATTGGGAGAAAGTAAATGTTTAAGATTGGTAATAAGGATATGGAGCGAGTTCATATCAATGGGGTAGACCGACATTTCTACATCAATGGTATCATCGAAGACGAAGATGACTTTGTTGATTTGATTGATTGTCTCTATCAAGGCAAGCCTAATGAAAACATCTACATTCACCTGAATACTCCCGGTGGCCGTCTTGACATCACTATGCAGCTTCTCAATGCTATCAAAGCTTCTGAAGCCACTGTAGTTGGTATCGCAGATGGTCAAGTGATGTCTGCTGGAAGCATCATTCTCTTTGCTTGCCCTAATATCTCAATCATGCCCTACAGCTACTTGATGATGCATGATGGTAGTGAAGGTCTTGGTGGCAAGATGAATGAGAACATTAAACAAGCTATCTTCACTCAAGCTCTGCTTAAGAAGATTTACATGGACGTATATCAGCCCTTCTTCTCTGTAGAAGAAATTGAAGGCATCTTAGGTGGTAAGGATATGTGGGTGTCTGCTGAAGACATCATGCAACGTGTTCAGAATGTTGTAGAGCAAGCTGAAGCTGTTGTAGAAGCTCCTAAGCGTAAACGGAAGGGAAAAAATGCAGAAGAACAGATTCAAGAGTGATCTAGGGGAGAATGTCTTCCGCTTCAAGTATGCCCAAGGCCCAGATGATAATTGGGATCAAGCTGCTGAGCGTATTGTAGAAGATGTCTGTGGAACACGATGGGGCACACAACAAGCCCTCATGTCAACTGATGAGAGGAAACAGCTTGCAGAATACATTAAAACAATGGCTTTCATACCAGGAGGCCGTTACATATACTATGCTGGTAGGCCTAACTCTTACTTCAACAATTGCTACTTGCTTCGTGCTGAGCACGATACAAGGGAAGAATGGGCAGACCTCGCAAAGAGGAGCACTTCATGCCTAATGACAGGGGGTGGAATTGGTGTGGACTACTCTGTTCTCCGTGCCAAGGGCAAGCCTATCCGCAGAACGGGAGGTGTGTCTTCAGGACCACTTTCCTTGATGAGCATGATAAACGAGATTGGCAGGAACGTTATGCAGGGAGGGAGCCGGCGTTCTGCAATATATGCATCGCTAAATTGGAAGCATGAAGATATTCCAGATTTTCTTAAAGCTAAGAATTGGTCTGAGCAGATTAAGAATCTGAAAGCAGAAGATTTCAACTTTCCTGCTATGCTGGATATGACCAACATCTCAGTTAATTACGATGATGACTGGTTGTATAGCGGCTCTGCATTCAGTTCTGAATTTGAGCATAGTGCTATTAGGGCAGTGAGTCCTACATTCTTAGCGAATTGTAGGCAAGCAATGGAAACAGGAGAGCCGGGCTTCTCCTTTAATTTTGGAGAGAAGCAAAATGAAACGCTTAGGAATGCATGTACTGAAGTTACGAGTGAGGATGATTCTGACGTATGCAATCTTGGCTCAGTCAATCTTGGCGTTGTCAGTTCTCTGGAAGAACTCAAATCTGTGGTATCGCTGGCATCAAAGTTCCTCGTCTGTGGAACCCTACGCGCTAGTCTTCCATACGAGAAAGTTTATCAAGTCCGAGAGAAAAACAGACGACTTGGCCTCGGCCTCATGGGTATTCACGAATGGCTGCTGAAAAAGGGCTATGGCTATGAGGTGGTTCCGGAACTCAAGGAATGGCTTGAAGTATACAGGAGTGAATCGGAGAAGTCAGGAAGAGAGCATTGTGACCGATTCTATCTCTCCCATCCTAAAGCCTTCAGGTCTATTGCTCCAACTGGCACTCTTGGTATTCTTGCTTCTACTACTACCGGCATTGAACCTCTTTTTGCTGTTGCTTATAAGCGTCGTTATGTTAAGGATGGTACTCGTTGGCATTATGAGTATTGCGTTGACAGTACAGCAGATATTCTTATCAAGCAAGGTATTGATCCTGAGAAAATTGAAACAGCTTACAAACTAGGAAGTAACTATGAGCAGCGAATTAAATTCCAAGCTGACATCCAAGATTATGTCGATATGTCAATCTCAAGCACAATTAATCTACCTGCTTGGGGGACGAAAGATAACAACGAAGAGAAAGTTACGCATTTTGCGCAAGTCTTATCAAAGTATGCTCCTCGACTTCGTGGATTTACAAGCTATCCAGATGGAAGTAGGGGTGGACAGCCTCTCACTGAAGTGCCTTACTCCGAAGCTATCAAGCACAAAGGAGTAGTTTACGTCGAGAATGACATCTGTGAAATCGGAGGGAAAGGTGGTTCATGCGGGGTGTAAGGTATGCACTAAATGCGGTACACTAACACCACTTGTCGACTTCTGGAAACAAAAGAAAGCAAAGGATGGTCTTAATACTTGGTGCAAATCTTGTATAGTCAGAGGTCTGCTGCTTGCTACACGAAAGAGGAAGCAAGAGGCAATACAGTTACTTGGAGGTAAATGTGTAGTTTGTGGTGGTGTTTTTCACCAGTCTGCGTATGACTTTCACCATACTGACCCTAAAAAGAAAGAGGGAGGTATTGCTAAACTCCTACAATCAT